CTCTGACTCGCGGATCGGGTCTTTGTCTGGGAAGTCTATCCCGAATAGGCATGCATGATAGTGTGGTCTGGAGAAGTTCTCCCCATACTCCCCGCACATATAATATCGAATTGTCGAATTGGAGTATTGTTTCCTTAGGCGTTTCATGAAGTCCTGGAAATGCCATTTGGTAAGTGATGAGTCCGTTGGGAGGTGTTCTGGCGAATACGTCAGAGTAATAAAAGAATTTTGAGTATGTAATTGGGCCTCGTGTACGCAACGTATAGCCCACACAAGACTGCGATCCAGTCTGCAGCCGATACACTGCCCACACGGTAGGGTCAGAGGTGTTGTTGTTATCGCGGATCTTTTGAAAGCAATCGCTTTCTTGCCGTTGGAAGTGTTTTCTGTAGTTCGCCAGGCTTCTAAGGGTTTGTAGCACGGCATTTTTCATATCCAGTCAAGCTGGAGATGAGAATCCCCAAGGCGAAGTTCAAGCTGAAGAGCTACAGGCGACCTCCGCCACGCATCGGAGTTGATGCTTTGAGGTTCTTCTTGTTGACGCGTGTTCCGCGTTGGAAGTTTTTGTTTGATGAGCGTTTGCTCATTTTGCTTCGTTTCATTTTTCATTCCCGAAGGTTAGTTGAATTGAATCGATATTTGAAATACCGATTAGTTATATCGATAGTAATCGATTAGTTATAAGTTTAGAAGTGTTACTTCTAAGTGTTTTTAGGTGACTTGGTGTCACCTAGCACAGTTACATCAAGATAAGGAACTGTGCATGGGTTTAAAGTTGCATTTGAGAGAGAGAGAGTTTTTAGATAAGAGAAGGCCCCAATTAAGGGGCCTTGGTGTTTAGATGGACGTGAAGGGGTCTGTATAGGCGCTGGAGAGCTTAAAAGCGTTTAGCGATATGGACCCCTAGGTTTTAGTCATCTTTGGGTGTAGGAGCCTCTGAGGGCTCTGAGGGCGCTGATGCGCTTTTAGGTGGAGATGTGTCGGGTTGGGTTTCCGACAAGGGTGGAGGCGCAAGGCCATATTCTCGCATTTGCTCGATGTTTTTAGGGTTTTCTGCGAATTCTAGAAATTCAGCAGGGTCGTTATTGAAGCGTTTACGAACGCTTGATGGTAGTTCATCGAACATTTCTTGGGCAGTTGCGATGGTTTGTAGAGCTTCCAGGTAGTCCACTGGAGATGCATCCCCATAAGTGGGAGCGTGGGCGGCGTAGTGATTGATAAGGCCGGTACGTTGGAATTTATCCATGATTTTATTGATATCACATTCATCTTTAAATGATTGTTTCGTCATGGATTGTTCTGGATCGAAAGTTATAGAGTGGGGTCGGTTCATTTTATTTATCCCAGGCGGGTTTTAGAAAGTGTCGTTTAGCTTCTTGCTTACGACGTTCGGCAATACTTTTTGAAGTTACGTTCTTTTTCCTGACTTCAGGATCATATTGATTGAGTTTTTTCTTAGCTTTTTCGACAGCCTGGGCAGAATTTCCTTTTCCTTTGATTACTTCCCAGACGTCGATACCCATCGCTTCGAAGAATTCTTCGACTTGCTTTGGGAGGTTGGTTTCGGCTTCTGTTTTGTCGGTTTGAGCTTCGACATTTTTGATTTGAGCTTGTTGCATTTTTATCGATAGCGCCGAGTTAATACCGGCGAGTGCGACATTTTGAGCGTTTGCTTTAGACGAGCTGCCCTGACTAGAAGAGGCAGCACCAGACGCGGGGGCGGCTGAGTTTGGGGTAGACGCTCCTTGACCCGCGGCAAGGATTGGATTTAAGCCGGCTGCTTTCATATCACGGACATTTCGCCTGACGGCAGTATTGGACATTCTCCGATCACGGTTATATTTGATTGAAGCCGCGCTGGTATTGTAGTCCTGTTGACCGAGGATTTGGCCAGCGCTGAAGCGTTGCGACGCTCGGCGCTGTTGATCTGACCAGGCGCGCTGGTCTTCAGCCATTTCTTTGTCGGTTTCTTGTTGTTGATAGGCGCCATACGCGGAAGCGGCGCCACCGATAAGATCGGACACGGGGTTAAAGACATCACCGATCCCACTGGTGACGCTTTTTACCGTATCCGCGATGCCAGAGAAAAAACCCATTAGAGCTTGTCCAGTCCTGGAATACCGTACATCGGCATAGGACGAGCGCAATTTAGATTAAAGTAAGCATCCATTTTGAACTGCGGTTCTTCTGGTGTTGCGATAACGCGATCAACTGGTGGATCTTCTGAAATGAAGGCATCACCCAGTACGGGTGCATTAGCAAAATCCTGCGAAAGATGCCAGACATCCAAGGAGGTTGAGTCGATGGACCGGAATTTTCCGGTAATTAGGGACGGTTTATAGCGGTATTCTGCGAAACGTTCTTGATAGCCAAAGACTAGATTGTCTTCGACGTCAATACCACTAGCGAAGATTTCTTTTTGCAGCACTTCTTGTTCACCGATAGTGGATAGTTCGGGCCAATAGAAGTCGAAACGTGTTTGGCGAGACCAAGATCGCTCGAGGCCACGTTGGTACGTTAGGTCAGCACGGACACAGCCAATTCCAATAATGATGGTGTGTTCGGTGAATGACTTGGTGAAGCCATGACCAGAAGCGGAGATAGTGCCAGTAGCCGATAAATTAGCCTGAGGAGTAACCCCATCAGAAGTGGCTTGTGTTTGTGCGACGGGTGATATGTTGACACTGGATTTTCCTCCACCCAAAAAGCCTGGGCGTTGTAGTCTTAGATCTGGTGACGTTACGTTGAAGTGAGATTTGATTACCTCGATGTACCTGGTGCCGCCTCGGGCGTCTTTTTCGAATAAGCGTTGTACGGCGATGGATTGGCGAAGTTGATTAATCGTCGCTGCTGTTGCTTCTGATAAATCTGCGAAGAGTGCGAAGTTACCATCACCGGAATTACCTGCGCCGGGTACTAGAGTTCCCCCGGATGAGTTTAGCGTACGAAAGCTAGTCAGCTGTGATGCATTCGGGATAGAAATCGAATCCGATGTACTAGCTGAAGTTCTTACTGGCGCGGTTGTTCCCAGGGGGAGAGACACTGCCCCAGAATCAGATTTTTGAGGCCAAGGAAGGGCGGAAGTGAAATAGTCATGCCGCTTGCCACGTTTTAATAAATTGAAGGCAGTATCGGGATCAGGACCATCGCCATGATCGACGGGAATCTGCTGTTGCAAATTCTGGTCGCGGAACCACGTATTAAATATATGGTTATAACACCGCAGTGGTAAAGCGGAGTGTTCGAGTCCAGCTACTTCGGTCGGAATACCAAAGAAATCATGAAGAGAACCTGTCTGATAACCGCCGACGGGGGAGGTAGAAGTAGGAATAAGATAATCCGTAGAGTCCCCGGGGTTATCTTGCTCGCCATTGAATTTCTCCCAGTTATCCCAGACTTGGCGCACTGGGACTTCGAAGAAGAAAGTTTCCAGGTACATATTATCCATTATAGGGACAATGGGCGTATTGAGTCGGCAGAAGAAGGTGGAATTCAGATTAAAGGAATCCCCAGGCAATGCTTCGTCGTAGAAGATTGGAAAGAGGTCTCCCGCATCGAAGGTAGTTTTAAAGCCTGAGGAGCGATCGAAGGCGCTCCTTTGTATTGACGGCGATGGTATGCGAGCGAAATCATGTTGGGATACGGATTGCATTTATTTCTCCAGAAGTGTGTGACCAGTGGCGATCGATACGATTTTGTCCTGGGTGATTGTTCCCAGATTATCGTCGTACTCGCCGAGATTGAATAAGGTGTAGTCATCGGGGTGTTTTCCGAATTGGTGTTCTGCGTCGTTGCAGCAGTCGGCAAAGGTTCTCAAGGCGCGGCCTTCAGCGTGATCAAAGAAGGGGGGAGTATAGCTTTGTCCTTTCGAGTCGTAAACTGCATAGATTTTATGTATCATTTTCATATGTCCTGGATAGTTGTTTAAATTTAAGGTTTTTCACTTTTTCCCGAGTGGCCAGGCGCTCGGGGGTATTTTCCTTTAGTAGTTTCCTGGCTTGTTGCTTCCTTTTTAGTTTTATAGTCTCGAGGTCTCCGCCTTCGAGTTCCATAATTTTATCGTAGTATCTTGGAATTTTAATTTTCCGGTTTTTGTGAATGGCGAAGTCAGACGGATATAGATCGGTCTTGTATTTGTCATACCATTGTTTGCCGATACCTGGTCGAAGTGACATATTGGTGTATTCCGGCTCAAGTG